CTAGGGCAGACATGAAAAGGAATAAATAATGGCAATTGATAAAGCAATAGCGCAAGCGCCGATGGGGTTGGATGAAGAGATGTTGTCCGCTGAACCCGCCATCGAGATAGAGATCGAGGACCCAGAAAAGGTCAGTATTGAGGCAGGTGGTATAGAGATTGAGATCGAGCCCGGTGCCGGTGTTGGCGAGGGGATCGACGAGTTTACGGCTAACTTAGCTGATTATTTGGATGAGGGCACTCTGGCTGAACTGGCTGGAGAATTGCTAGAGAACTTCCAAAATGACAAAGACTCCCGCAAAGATTGGGAGAAGACATATTTTGATGGGCTAGACCTACTGGGGCTGACACTTGAGGAACGCATGGAGCCGTGGGAAGGGGCGTGTGGCGTGTTTCACCCGGTTCTCTCGGAGGCGGTTGTACGCTTTCAGGCAGAGTCAATCATGGAGACATTCCCGGCGTCTGGGCCAGTACGCACGCAGATCATAGGGAAACTGACAAGAGACAAAGAACAAGCGGCAGAGCGTGTCAAGGATGACATGAACTACCAGCTAACGGTGAAAATGCCCGAGTATCGGGCAGAGCACGAGCGGATGTTGTGGTCGCTGGCCTTGGCTGGATCGGCTTTTAAGAAGGTTTACTTTGACCCGGCCTTCCAGCGGCAGGTATCTGTGTTTATTCCGGCAGAAGACTTCATCGTGCCCTACGGCGCAAGCGACTTACAGACCTGTGAGCGTTACACGCATGTGATGCGTAAGACTAAAAACGAGGTCAAGAAGTTGCAGGTGGCTGGGTTTTACCGCGATGTCGAGCTTCCAGAGCCTAACGAGTCAAACACAGACCGCAGCGAGATCAAGGTTCAGGGTGAAGAGGCTAATATCATCCACGACGACCGGTATCAGATCCTTGAGATGCATGTGGATTTGGACATTGAAGATGATCCGATGCGTGATGAGAATGGGATTGCCATTCCATATGTGGTCACAATCGAGAAATCAAGCCAAGAAGTGCTGGCTGTACGGCGTAATTGGAACCCAGATGAGGAAAAAGACCTCAAATCCAAGCGTCTACACTTCGTTCACTACATTTATATCCCCGGATTTGGTTTCTACGGGTACGGTTTGATCCACTTAATCGGTGGGCATGCCAAGTCAAGCACCTCTTTACTGCGTCAACTTGTCGATGCGGGCACTTTGGCGAACCTCCCCGGTGGTTTAAAGACCCGTGGACTGCGAATTAAGGGTGATGACACTCCAATTAGCCCGGGAGAGTTCCGAGATGTGGACGTAGCAAGCGGAAAAATTAGCGAAAACATCGCTTTTCTGCCCTACAAAGAGCCTTCACAGGTCCTTATGGCCCTCATGGACAACATCGTGCAGCAAGGGCGGGGTCTGGCGGCGGTTGCAGAGCTAAAAATCACGGATGTCAACAAAGAAACACCGGTTGGGACGACATTAGCGCTCTTGGAGCGCAGTTTGAAGGTCATGAGCGCGGTTCAGGCTCGCCTACACGCCTCAATGAAGATGGAGTTTGGGCTTTTGGCGGCAATAATCGCTGAATTTGCCCCTGAGACCTACGAGTACACGCCAGATTCGGACAATGCGTACCTCCCAGCGAGCCGCGCAGACTACGACATCATCGAGGTTGTACCTGTCTCTGATCCAAACGCAGCCACAGCAAGCCAGAGGATTGTTCAGTATCAAGCGGCTATTCAGTTGGCCCAGACAGCCCCACAACTCTACGATATGGCGCAGTTACATAGGCAGATGTTGGAGATTTTGGGTTTACGGAACGTGGCAAAACTCATTCCGATGTCCGAGGATGCGATTCCGAAGGATCCGGTGAGCGAGAACATGGCGGCATTGAACCTAAAACCGCTCAAAGCCTTTATTTATCAGGATCACGAGGCCCATATCCGTGTCCATATGAACCTGATGCAAGATCCACAGATGCGTCAGTTGTTGGGTCAAAACCCACAGGCTCCGGTCATGCAAGCGGCGATGCAGGCCCATATTGCGGAGCATTTGGCGTTTGCTTACCGTCAACGGCTTGAGGATGTCATGGGCGTGCCCCTGCCACCGCCGGATACAAAACTTCCAGAGGATGTCGAGGTGGAGCTTGCACGCATTTCTGCCCGGGCTTCCGAGGTTGTACTGGGTCAGAGCCGTCAACAGGTTGCCGCACAGGCCGCACAGGCCGCCGCACAAGATCCGATCACACAGATCCAGCAGCAGGAGTTGGCGCTTAAGGCTGGTGAGTTGGAGCGCAAGAAACTTAAGGATCAGGTCGATGCAGCCGCTAAGGCAGACCAGATTGAGGTTGAGAAACTCCGTATTCAGACGCAAGCCGAGGTGGATGGAGCCCGCATCGGTGCGCAAGTCGCTAGGGACAAGGAGCAGATTAAGTCCAAGAACGAGGCTGATGGGGTGAAGTTGGGGGTGGAGATAGCAAGAACGCTGCAACAGGCGAAGAAACCACCAACCACCTAGGAGATTAAATGAGCATAGAACAGCAAGAGAGTTTTGAGTATCTGATCAAGAAGAAGTTGAGGGAGCACCTCAACAACAAGGCAGATGATTTAGCACTGGGGGGTGCGCAGGATTACGCTGACTACCGGCATCGAGTTGGCGTTATCGAGGGTATCGCAATAGCAGAACGCGAAGTCATCGACCTAATTGATGCTGCCAAGAAACGACAAGAGGAACTATAGATGTCTATAGGCGCGATTGACAAAGAGGCTACCGAGAAATCGGCGGCAGAGATAGACCCGTTAAAAATGCCCATCCCCAAGGGCTACAAGATTTTGATCACCCTACCAAAGATTGAGAAGCAACTGGGTGAATCTGGACTTATTTTGGCGGATTCCACTCAACGGCAGGAAGAATTAGCCTCCTGCTTAGGGTTTGTACTAAAGCTCGGTGATATGGCGTTTAAAGACGAACATAAGTTTCCCACCGGGCCTTGGTGCGAAGAAGGCGACTTCATCATTATGCGTAACTACTCAGGCACCCGGTTTAAGGTAAACGGGCAAGAATTCCGTCTGATTAATGACGATATGGTGGAGGCGGTTGTTGACGATCCTCGCGGTTACACCCGTGCGTAATTAGGAGAAAGAAATGGCGAAAGAAGAATTTGTAACTACGCTTGAACAGATCAATGACGATCTGGCGCAGGCAAAAGAGGCACCCCAAGAAGAGGTTATGAACCCCGGGTATGAGGCTACCGCCCCGGTCGTTTCCCCCACTAAAACCGGCAAAAAGTCGGACATTGAAATAGAGATCGTTGACGACACTCCGCCCGAGGACAAAGGCCGCAAGCCAATGAAGACGGCACCCAAGGAGGTTGACGAGATCGACGAGGTCAATGGGAAAGTCCAGAAAAGGCTGGATGAACTTAAGCGTGCTTGGCATGACGAGCGCCGTGCAAAAGACAAGGCGGCAAGGGAACAAGCCGAGGCACTTGCATACGCTAAGAAACTCCTCGACGAGAACAAAACTTTAAAAGTTCAACTTTCAAAAGGTGAGCGAGTTTTGGTCGAACAGGGGCAGGGTAAGGCTGAATCTGACCTAAAAGCAGCCAAGCGTTCGCTACAAGAGGCACAAGAATCTGGGGACTCTGAAAAAGTCGCAGATGCCATTACTGAGATTTCACGCATTTCAAGAGAGCAGGAAAATTGGAAAGCGTACCAACCTAAGTACCGTGAAGAAGACATTAATAAGGAATCTGCTTTACAAGATCAGAATCTAGGTGTAAGTTATCCCCAAACTGCGCAGGCTGCACCACCTCCAGACGAAAAGGCCGTGAATTGGTACAACAATAATTCATGGTTCGGAGTAGACGAAGAGATGACTGCGATTGCTTATGCGCAACATGAGAAATTAGTTAAATCTGGGGTAAGTCCTCAGAGCGACGAATACTACGAGAAGATTGATTCTCGGCTTCGGCAAGTTTTCCCTGACCGTTTTGAGTCAGATAGCGATGAAGATCTCGCTGCTGATAAAGAACCAGCCAAAGTGGAAAAACGCCAACAGACAACGGTGGTTTCACCGGCGACCCGTTCGACACCAAGTAAAAAAGTTACGCTCACGAAGTCTCAAGTGGCGATTGCTCGACGCTTAGGTGTCCCCTTAGAAGTTTATGCGAAACAAGTTGCTTTGCAGGAGAATAGATAATGTCAAGAATTGACCGTGAATTAGAAACTCGTGAACGTGAAACCCGTATCCGTGCTTATACTCCGCCGCAACAGTTGCCAGATCCAATTCCGCAAGCAGGTTACTCATTTCGGTGGGTAAGAACAGCCATGATGGGCCAAAGCGATGCTCGTAATGTATCTATGAGTCGTCGTGAAGGGTATGAACCTGTAAAGGTTGAAGACCATCCTGAAATGGAAATGGCGCTCGATGACTCGTCTAAGGCCAGTGGAAATGTCGAGATTGGCGGTTTGATGCTTTGTAAGATTCCTACGGAAATCTTAGAAGGTCGTCAAGCCTACTATGAGCGGTTGACTCAACAGCAAATTAATTCTGTTGATAACAACTTTATGAGGGAAAATGATTCGAGGATGCCTCTCTTTACCGAGAAGAGATCTGAGGTCAGTTTCAATAGACGATAATCTTTAGGAGATTGATATGGCAACAACTGCCAGCCCATACGGGCTAAAACCAATCAACCTGATCGGTGGTCAATCATTCACGGGTGGTTCTATCCGTGATATTTCGATGACTACTAACAGCGCGACTGGTATTTTCTTCGGTGACTTAGTGAGACTGTTAGATGGACAGCCTTCCGCCGTTACCAGCACTCCAGTTCCTTCGGAAGAGGGCCTTGTAGGTGTTTGTGTTGGTGTTTCTTACACTGATCCTACGTTGAAGTACACACAGTTTGCACAGTTCCTACCCGCTAACGCGGTAAGTGCTGGGTACACAAACATTCTGGTCAGAGTTGTTGATGATCCGGATCAGTTGTATCAAGTCCAAGCCGATGGTTCCGTTACTGCTGCCAAGATTGGTAACAACGCTGAGTTAGGTAACTTCTCGGCTGGTTCTACCACCACTGGCAACAGCAAAGTTACGCTAGAGTCCGGTACGATTGCTAACACTTCTACGTTTGCAGTCCGTATTGTGGATCTGGTTAACGGTGCTCCAACTTTCTCAACTCCCGGTGATGCTTTCACGGATTGTATTGTCAAGTTTAACTTTGGCATTCATTCGTACTATCAAGCAACCGGTAGCGGCTCGACTTGATAAGGAGATTCTAAATGGCTATTTCACGTTCGCAACTACTAAAAGAACTCCTCCCGGGTCTGAACGCTTTGTTTGGTCTTGAGTACGCACGCTACGGCGAAGAGCATAAAGAGATTTATGCTACCGAAACCTCAGAGCGTTCGTTTGAAGAGGAAACCAAATTGTCTGGCTTCTCGGCTGCCCCAGTTAAGTCTGAAGGCGCTGCGATTGCTTATGACAACGCACAAGAGGCTTTCACAGCTCGCTATACGCACGAGACCATTGCTTACGGTTTCTCGATCACTGAAGAGGCAATTGAGGACAACCTCTATGACTCACTCAGCGCTCGTTACACCAAAGCACTTGCTCGTTCGATGGCTTACACCAAGCAGACTAAGGCTGCTGCAATCCTGAACAATGGCTTTACCAACTCCAGCCAGTATTACGGCGGTGATGGCGTGCCCCTGTTCTCGACTCAGCACCCCCTGATCTCTGGTGGTGTTAACAGCAACCGTCCTTCCACCCCTGCTGACCTGAATGAGACTTCGTTGGAAAACGCAGTTATTCAGATTGCTGCATGGACGGATGAGCGTGGTCTGCTGATCGCTGCTAAGCCCCGTAAGTTAATTGTACCGCCTTCACTCCAGTTCGTTGCAACTCGTTTGCTTGAGACTGAATTGCAGGTTGATACGGCTAACAACAACATCAACGCGATCAAGAGCAACGGTTCGATTCCAGAGGGTTATACAATTAACCACTTCTTGACCGACGTTAATGCTTGGTTCTTGACGACTGACGTTCCTAACGGTATGAAGTATTTTATCCGTACTCCGATGGCAACATCAATGGACGGCGACTTCGACACCGGTAACGTCCGTTACAAGGCTCGTGAGCGTTATTCGTTTGGCTGGTCAGATCCGCTCGGAATGTTCGGATCACCCGGCGCGTCGTAATATAGAGGGGGGCCTAAAAACCCCCCTTTAATGTATTGTGTATTTCCCATTAACGACCTTTAATTGCGTCCCTTCATGGTCTTGGTCAGACTGCTGGTGCTCCGCCGAGAAGAGGACAAGGAGATTTAAATGACTACAGTTGCAGATGGTTTGTTTCAATTTGG